CTCCGCCTGGACGATGCGTCCTCTTCTGATTTGCAGCAGATCGACGAATTGAAACTGGTAGCGGCATCGTTCATTAAAAGCCAAACCGGACTCGACGACGCGGGCGTAGATTTATACCCCGACTTGATAATCGTTGTAAAGATTTTGTGCCAGGACATGTACGACAACCGAACCTTATACGTCGACACCCAAAATGTAAACAAGACGGTAGACGCAATCCTTGGATCGCACCGGCAGAACTTCCTGCCGACAGCAGACGAAGACCTGCCAACAACGCCGCCTGAAGAGGGCGCGTAATGGTACTGAATGCCGGAAAATACCGTCACCCGATAAAGGTGTACAGAACCAGCAGCACGAAGGACGCGCAAGGCTTTAAAAACCAAACGCGAACCCTGCTGCTTTCTGCGTACGCGCAAGTAAAGACGACCAGGGGGTATACGCTCATCAAAAACAACACCGACTTTGAAAAGGCATATACCAACTTTACGATCCGAATGCCGCAAGGCGAACGGATGCTGCGGCGCCACGACGAAATCGACTGGAAGGGTAAAACCTACACAATCGAATACATAAACGACGTGGACGCCACCGGCACTGAACTGGAAGTGCAGGCAAAAGAGGTCACAAAGTAATGGCCCGGTACGCGATCGAACTGCCCAACGAAGAAATCCAGGAGCTGCAGAAACTCGACGCGAACGTTCCAAAGATAATAGGCGAAATGCTAGAAGCCGGCGGGAACGTCGTGCTGGCAGGCGTCAAAGGGAACATCGCCCGAGCGTTCAAAAGCCCCTCGCAGATTATGAACGGCCTACGCCTCACCCGCGTATACCACAACAGTGACGGCGGCACCAGCATCAAGATCGGCTTTTATGGCACCCACCGCAGCCGCAAGTCGAAGAAATACCCGGCCGGAGTGCCGATCGCACTCATAGCAAGCGCCAGGGAATACGGCACCAGCAGCGGCGAAAAATCAAAGCCCTTCTTTAGAAAAGAATTCAGAAGGAAGGCCGCGATCGATGCAGCCATGAAAGCAGTACACGATAAATACATAAAGGATTAGGAACCATGAACGCAGAGATTGAAACATTGTTCACGAACTTTGAAGCCGACGGCCAGGCCGTACCGGTGGACTTTTTGCGCCATGAACCCGAAACCGAAGGTGAAACATACATCACCTACAATACGCAAGTCGAGCTGCCCGGCCTCGTCGCAGACAACGCGCTGCAGGCGACCGTTCACGCTTATGACTTCCACATATTCAGTCGTGGCAATTATGCTACAATTGAAACAGCAGTGAAGGCGCTGCTGGGAAGTAACGGATGGGTATTTGTGCAGGCCAGCGAAGACTTGTACGAAGACGATACCCGGTACTACCACAAAATACTAACGTACGAGAAGGAGAGGAGCTACTAAGATGGCACGAATTGGAGCATCCGGCTTAAAATACGCCGAACTTACAAACGAAGTCACGCCAGTGTACGGCACGCCAGCTACACTCGGTAAGATGGTAGGCGCAAAATTGGCCTACGAACTGAACAGCGCAGAATTATACGCTGATAACGCACTCGCAGAGAGCGATTACACCTTTAACAAGGGTACGCTAACTGTCACGGTGGCAGACGACGACGACGCGGTCCTTGCAAAACTGCTCGGTCGAACAGTCAACCCAACCACCAAGGAAGTAATCCGCACAACCCAGGACGTAGCACCATACGTAGGCGTTGGCCGCATCATCACCAAGCTGGTCGGCGGCGATTACAAGTACAAAGTCGAGTTTTTGAGCAAGGTCAAGTTCAAAGAGCCTGCACCTGAAGAGAAAACAAAGGGCGAAAGCGTCGAGTTCGGCACCGTCGAGCTTGAAGGCAGCATCGCAGTCCTACCAAGTAACGTCTGGTCGAAGACCGGCACATTTGACACCCTAGCAGAAGCGCAAGACTTCCTTGACGACTGCTTTGGCGTAGCGTAGGAGCCTTGACATGAAGGTCCGCGTAACCAACGGAGTCGTGAAAGACCGTTCCACCGGGCGGTATTGCCAGCCCGGCGACACACTGGATGTGACAAAGGAACGATACGACGAACTCCGCGCTAAAGGCGACTACGTAGTAGCCGTCAAGTCAGCAGGTAGCGATAAAAAAGCCGCTGACGAAACTGAGTCCGGAGCAGAACAGCCGGAAGCGCCGGCCGATCCGGAACCCGACCCTATGCCGGCAGGTCCCCTACATTCAGTCGAGGGCCTGCCCTACATAGAAGACATTAAAAAGCGATAAATCGAAGAGAGCATGAAAGGAATACAATGAAAGACATCAAGCTCGACATCGAGGTGGACGGTAAAACGTACACGCTCATGTTCACCCTGAACGTTATGCAGGCAATCCAGGAAGAGTACGGATCCGTCAAAGCCTGGGGCGAAAAGGTGGAAGCCAACACGGACGGCATGGACGCAAAAGCGGTTATATTCGGCTTTGGCGAAATGCTGAATGAAGGAATCGACGTAGCAAACGAGGGCAAGCCGGCCGACGAGCAGCAACCAATGCTGACCAGCCGCCAAACCGGCCGTTTGATTACGAAGATGGGCCTAACCAACGCCGCAGCCAAGATCAACGAACTCGTGGTCGCATCGACTAAGGACAAGAACCCAAAAAACGAGTAGTCCATGAAGATGAAGACCCAGTAATAGACTTTTCATGGATATTGTACGTCGGCCGGTCGTTACTGGGATACACGGAACGCGAAGTAGGAAGGCTAACATTCACGAAATGGAAGCAGCAATACGACCATTACAAGAACGACTACGACTTCAGACTCGCAAAAGTATCATACGACAAGGCCCACGAACTGACGCAGCAGGAAGAAGAATGGCTGTAGGGCGTAAAACCCGGTATGCAGCGCCTTCGCACCCCTGAATAGACGACTATCAGTCCATCTTCGGCCGAAAAGCGCAGTGTCGCACAATATAAAATAAGCAGAAAGGGAGCAAAATCATGGCATTCGGCGGATCAATCAAGCTCACCGGCGAAAGTGAGTACCGAAAAGCGCTGAAGGACATCAGCAGCGACATGCGGCTTATGTCTTCAGAAATGAAGGTCCTCGCCACCAGCACCGACGCCAGCGGAAACGCCAGCGACGCCGACCGTGCCAAAAAAGCTGCCCTCGCCAAAGCAATCGGGGAACAACGCGACAAGCTAGAGTCCCTGACAAAGGCCCTGGCCGAGAGTAACGCCCAAAACGGCGAAGCATCGGCCAGTAGCAAGGCCCTGCAGACACAAATCAACAATGCCACAGCCAACCTAAACCGCATGGAATCGCAACTGAGCGGCACCGGCAAAGAAACGGCCGGACTGGGCAAAGAAATGGATGGAGCCGGCGCGAAAGCGTCGATATTTGGTGACGTCCTAAAAGCAAACCTCGCAAGTGAAGTCATTGTGGCCGGCGTCAAGAAGATGGCCGACACAATAGCAACCGTGGGCAAGGCCGTAATTGGCATGGTCCAGGATAGCATTGCTGCGTACGCCGACTACGAACAGTTAGTGGGCGGTGTTGAAACGCTATTCAAACAAAGTGCCGGAACCGTGAAGCAATATGCCGACGAAGCATACAAAACGGCCGGCCTTTCAGCCAACCAGTACATGGAAACAGTCACCAGCTTCAGCGCGAGCCTGCTGCAGGGCCTAGGTGGCGACACTGAAGCCGCAGCCCGCATCGGTAACGTGGCAGTAACAGACATGGCCGACAACGCCAACAAGATGGGTACGAGCATCGACCTTATACAGAACGCATATCAAGGCTTTGCGAAGGATAACTTCACAATGCTGGACAACTTGAAGCTCGGATACGGCGGAACCGCCAGCGAAATGGCCCGGCTTGTAAACGACAGCGGCGTGATGGGCGCGAGCTTCCAGGCAACGGCCGAAAACGTCAAAGACATACCGTTTGACAAGCTGATCGAGTCGATCCACAAAACCCAGGACGCCATGGGAATCACCGGCACTACCGCAAAGGAAGCAAGCTCGACCATATCCGGCAGCCTGAACTCAGTAAAGGCAAGCTGGGAAAACGTCATGGTGGCAATGACCGGCGGCAGCAACGAACAGCTGAAGGAAGCAGTGGACGGTTTAATTGAAGGCGTGGGCAACTTCGCGGAAAACATCACCAACCTGCTACCAGGAATCGTCGAAGGCATAGGCCAACTGGCCCAGGGCCTGATAGAGCAGCTACCGGCAATCGTCCAGGCCGTCGTGCCACCATTGATAACAGCCATAAACGGACTGCTGCAAACCATATCCGCAACCCTGCCGCAGCTTTTACCGATCGTAACCCAACTGCTGCTACAACTTGTGGACACAATCGTGCAGAATTTGCCAGTAATTATCAAAGCCGGCATCGATATACTGGTGGCATTAGTAACCGGTATCGCGCAGGCGCTACCGCAGCTGATACCAGCCATCGTGGACGCCGTGATACTTATGGTAACGACCCTGATAGACAACATGCCGCTCCTGATCGACGCCGGCATCAAGCTGCTACTCGGATTGACCGAAGGATTGATAAAGGCCCTGCCGCGACTGATAGATGCCCTGCCTACAATCATTGACAAAATGATAAATTACTTTGTAAACAACCTGCCGAAGATAATCGAGATGGGAATCAAGATAACACTAGCGCTGGCCGGAGCATTGATACAGGCGGTCCCCCAACTTGTGAGCAAACTGCCGCAGATTATAACCTCAATCGTAACCGGACTAGCGGACGGCGTGGGTAAAATGGCAAACGTCGGCCTTGACCTGGTAAAGGGCCTATGGAACGGCATCAGCAACGCCACTGGATGGATTATGGACAAAATAAAAGGCTTCGGCGCAAGCATTATGAACGGCCTCAAGTCATTCTTCGGCATTAAAAGCCCGAGCCGCAAGATGCGCGACGAAGTAGGGTCCATGCTCGCAGCCGGCGTCGGCGACGGCTTCACGGACAGCATGAAGGACGTCACCAAAGACATGCAGGCCGCACTACCGAATAGCTTTGACACAGGCGTGAACCTCACTACGGCCGCGTCTAGTAGCCTGAGAGCCGCCGCAGGCACCGCAAGCAGCCTCGCAGCCGGTCTGGACATTGGAACGCTTGCAGCGGCCCTAAAAGAAGCCCTGGGCGGCATGAATGTGATGCTTGACGACGAAAAGGTCGGCAGTTTCGTAACTGATACAATAGAACGGAAGGTACTAGGCACGGTATGAACACAACACTAACGATCAACTGGAAGGGTACGGCAAGCACAGCGCTGGCCGGCTTGATGATAAGCGAACTACCACCAATCACGAAGCCCGAAATGCGAACAGAGCGAACCGAAATCGACGGCCGCGACGGCGACATTGCAGAAGAGCTGGGATATTCAGCATACAAGAAGAAGGTCCGCATCGCCCTGACCACCGGATATGACGTGGACGCCATAGCAAAATACTTCACAGGGTCCGGATGGCTTACACTGAGCGACGAACCAACCAAAAAATACAATGCCCGGATTGAAGAAGCGATCGACTTTGAAAAATTGCTGCGATACAAGACAGCCGACGTGACATTCATAGTCCAGCCATACAAATACCTGGTAACTGAAGCAAACGTAACCCTCGAAATTGACACAGAAACCGACGTGGACGTAACCAACGCCGGCCTGGAGCCTTCAAAACCACTTATACGGCTAGAAGGCACCGGCATAGTCGAGATAACAGTGGACACAGTGCCAATCTTTAGCGTGGACATTGACGACGGCTACGTTTTAATCGATAGCGAAGCAATGGAAGCGTACATCACCGGGGAACTGAAGAATAACAAGATGACCGGCGACTTCCCTACCCTGCAGCCCGGCGTTAACACCATCGGCTGGACGGGTACATTGACGAAGATCGTCGTAACCCCGAGGTCGAGGTGGCTATGATAACCGTATACGGCGCAGCAGAAAAGAACTTCGCAGACAACGGCCTCAAAGTCCTGAAGCCCCGCAAGGCAGTGGTCCGAAAAGAAGACAACGGCGATTATTACTGCGACCTGACAGACACAACCGAAAACAGAGCCTACTACGTGGAAGGCAACATCGTCCGGGTCCCAACGCCATGGGGCGTGCAGGCATTCCGAATGAAGGCCCCGACAATTCAGATGAACAAAGTGACGGTCCGGGCCTGGCACGTATTCTTTGACGCCAGCAATTATTTAATTGAAGACAGCTACGTGGTCGACAAGGACGCCAACGACGCACTCGACCACCTGAACAGCGCCACAGACGCTACAAGCCCCTTCAGCGTCCTAAGTGACGTTGTTGTCGTCGACAGCTACCGATGCGTACGCAGCAGCCTGCAGGAAGCCATAGCGACCGTCCTGGAGCGCTGGTGCGGCCACCTGGTCCGCGATAATTTCAACATTGAAGTCCGGGCAACCATTGGCCAAAACCGTGGGGTAACGATAGAGTACGCAAAAAACCTGCAGGAGCTGAAGCAGAGCGAAGACTGGAGCAAAGTAGCAACGAAGATCCTGCCAGTAGGCAAGGACGGCAAGCAAGTCCCCGAGGTTTACATGACGAAAACCCCGGAAGACTACGACATCCCATACAGCAAGATCGTGAAATTTGACCAGCAGGAAATTGACCAGCAGGACTACAAAAACGAAGACGGCACCGACGACGTGGCAGCATACAACGCCGCGCTGCTCGCCGATTTATACGCCCAGGCCAATAACTACCTGAACCAAAACCACGTGCCGCGGGTAAATTACGCGCTGAAGGCATACCTGAAGGACATCAGCGACGTCGGCGACGTCATATACGTGAAGCACCCGAAAATTAACATCGAACTGACGACAAACGTGATAGCCCTGGACTACGACGCCATAGCAGAGCGATTTGTGCGGGTCGAGTTCGGCAACTTCCGGTCCGATTTAAGCAACCTGGTCGAAAACACCACCACTGCAGCGAAAACCGAAGCGACACAGCTGGTAGAATCGAGCCAAATACGGCTGCAGAACGAACTGCAGGCAGCAACCGACTCAATCAAAGGCACCATGAGCGACAGCTACGTCATATACGACGGCGACAAGATCCTGATTGTAGACACCCTGCCAAAGGAAGACGCCACAAACGTCATCATGATTAACAACGGCGGAATTGGCTTCAGCAACACCGGGATAAACGGCACCTTCAGCAGCGCCTGGACGATCGGCAACGAGCTGAACATGGAAAACATAAACGTCATAAACCTTGTGGCAGACATGATAAAGGGCGGCACCCTGAAGCTGGGCGGCAGCACGAACACACGCGGCATCCTGGAGGTTTACGGAGCAGACAACAGCCTGGCAGCAACCCTGGACAACGAGAGCCTGACCATTATGCTAACGACCGGCGAAAGCGTGAAGCTGAACCCAACCGTGGGCCTGGCCGGCTACGACGCCACCGGCCTGAAGATTTACTGGGCAGATGGCCGAGAGTTCCACCAGCGCAAGAGCGTAGTAGAAGAAGAAATCACGATCGGCAACCGGCTGCGAATAATACCAATTGACACAGGAAGCAACACCGGCATCGGTTTTGTTACACTGGTAGGATAAGGAAGGAGCAAGAGCATGGCAACATCAGGCCGAATGACCGGCAACACAGTAAGCTACAGCAACTACTTCTTCGTGGATTGGCAGTTGGCAAGCCAAAACGTCGCTGGCAACTACTCGACAATTAACTGGCAGGCATACTGGCACTTCCAGGGCAACGACCGGCAGCTAGACAACGGATACGTGGACGGCGGCGGCGCAAGGCAATGGACAAACGGCGGCCGCATTTACAACTACGCCGGCAACTTCTCGACACGCGACCTCAACATAGCGTCCGGCAGCTTCAACATAGGCCACTACAACGACGGTACCCGCGATATGTACATAGGCGGCGGCTGTGTTGGCTATTCCGGCGAGAATTCATCCGGCAACGCCGGCTGGTGGCTGCCACAGATACCCCGCCACTCGACGATGACCGGAGCAAACGACTTCAACGACGAAGCGAACCCGTACTTCACATACACAAACCCCGCAAACGCAGCGGTCGACTTTTACATAGAAACGCCATACAACGGAGCCGGAGCGGTAGCAGCAAGAAGCCTCGGAACTGGTAGTGGTGGCGGGTACACCGTGACACTGACAACGACCGAACGGAATACGCTGCGATCGAGAATGCCAAACAGCAACACAATGACGGTCCGCTACGTTATACACGACACAGTCGGCGGCGACGGCTGGTCCTACATTGACCGAACGATGAGCATCGTAAACGGCAACCCGGTATTTACCGACTCACAAGTAAGCTACCAGGACACAAACGCCGCAGCGGTGGCAATCACCACCAACAACCAAAACATCGTACAGAACATATCGACCATACGCGCAGCCTTTACGGCAGCAACCGCGCAGAAGTACGCCACCATGACCAGCTACAAGGTGACCCTAGGGGCCGACGTCCGGACGTTTACGAGCGCACAGACCGCGATCGACTACATCGCGCAGAACATAGCGGTCAATACCCCGATAACAGTAGAAGCAACCGATAGCCGTGGCAACAAAACAACCGCAACGAAGACGGTGGTATTCCTGCCATGGTCCACGCCACGCGCAGCGCTAACCATTGGCCGCGTGAACAATTACGAAGACACGACCAACCTAACTGCGGCAGTCACGATTGACAGCGTGAACTCAAAAAACGCCATATTGAGCATTGAGCTTAAATACAAGAAGACCAGCGACGTGACCTGGACAACCACCACCATGACCAACAACACGCTGAAGACCCTGACGCTAGACAAGCTGTTTGAATGGAACATACAGATCATAATTACTGATAAATTCGGCAGCACCACGTACAACAGCATCGTCCAAAAGGGCATACCGATCATGTTCTTTGACACCGCCAAACTGAGCATCGGCGTGGGCATGTTCCCAACCACCACCAGCGCCCTGGAAATTGCAGACGCATACCTGATACCGATAATGAAGAAGGTATTTGCAGTGGGCGACATCATCATGACCACCAACAGTGCTAACCCATCCACCAGACCGCAGCTGGCCGGCACGACGTGGACAGCGTGGGGTACAGGGCGTGTACCAGTGGGGATAGATACCGGTCAGACGGAATTCAACACGACAGAAAAAACCGGTGGCCACAAGCTACTGCAAGCCCATAGTCATAATTATAATCGCCCTGCTCTCTTTGGCGGAGAGAACGCGAATGATGGTAGCGTTTATACACCAAAGGCTTATGCGACGTCTAGCCTGTATCCTGCAGACAGCTACGACAGCCGCGTAAGGATACAAAGTGCCGGTGGCGGCGACAGCCAAAACCTACAACCATACATAACGTGCTACTACTGGAAGCGCACGGCGTAGTACAATAAAAAGGAAGGAACCGAAGCAATGGCAATCTATAAAGCAGTACGGAACGAACAAGGAATCAAGACCCTATACCACAAAGTGGCCAAATTTGAAGCGGATGGCAAAACAGTGAAGGCTACGGTCCATTCATTCGTAAACGCTAACTACCGCGACAAAGAAAAGTCGGTCGCCGCACAAAACATACTGGCTATGGAGCGGCAATCACAGATCGAAGACCTGCAGGCCCAAATGAATGCGCTTATAGAGCAAAACGCCGACGAATCAAAGACACCTGAAATCCAGGAACTGAGCGAAAAAATCAACACACTCGTACTTGACCCGGATGCGCCGGTCCAGCAAAACGTGAGCGAACTGCACGCCTCGGAGCTGCAAATCGAGGTCCCATATGTCGAGCCTTTGAGCCTTGAATCGATATACGGCTCGATTGTAGCCAGCGACAATGAACTGGCCGGCGGAACTGAAGCCTAATAGAAACATTGCATAATAAGTCTGAACACAAAGCCGGCCGCAACAATGCGGACGGTTTGTCAAATGGCGTGAAATAAGCAAAAAAAACTAATTATAACACATAGAATTTGACAGGGAGCGACCGCACGTGAGCGCCTGTGTTGGACGATAGGCACTCGAAACGCATAAGCAATCGGCCCTTTTGCAATACCGCATATTTGCCACTTATCGGCCCCTGTGGCAGGCTTTGGCTAAAAAATAACGCCAATACAAAACAAACGATATAGCAAGTAAATATAGTTTTTTGTTTGTCAATCCACCACGAAGACAAAACTTGTCAAATTGACTGCTGGGGTCTTTTATGGGGCGTGTGTGTGTGCTATTCTTAAACCATGACCAATATCAACTTTGACGGAATCGAAAACGGAATATAAACATGGAAGGAATGTGGGCATTCGCAGGAGCAGTCGTAGTGGCATTGATCACTACTGTCGGCAACCTCGTAGTAACAAAGCGCGATAAGGTGGCCAGCCGCCTGAAGAAAATAGAAGACTCGCAGATCGACATTAGCGACAAAGTAGACCTGACGAATAAAGGCACGATGACAACACTTAAAATCCAGCTGCAGCAAACACACGAAAAGCAGCAAGCCCGGGTCCACAGCAGCACCCAAAAATGGTCGCCGGAATTGGATCAGGTATTCCGCGAAGCATACAGCATTTACAAGAACCTCAGTGGAAACGGAATCGTTGACCGCTTAAAAAAAGACATGGACATATGGCGCGACAGGTACGCAGGCGACGTGTACGACGGCGGCCATGAATCAGCCCGAACACATAATTGATACACCGCGTAATTGTGCTATTATAGGCCAGTACGCCGCCTCCACGTGTGGCATATACCCGGCGCTGTAAGAAGGGTCCAGAAGTCCTCGGTAAAGAGCGCACAACACGGCCAAACACAACACCTCTCGCGGTGTTGTTTTGTTTTTGTTCGCTCCCCCACTGGTCCCCCGGCCGAAAATGCTGCGTTTATTTTTTACATCAGCTAACAGGGGTCAAAATAAAAAAGTCCCCCGCTTGACCGGGGAAGGGGAGTATGGCGTAAGGGGTTAAATAAAAAATCAGGGCGATCCAGGGCGGAGCAGGGGAGTCACCCCATACGCGTGGCACCCCGCCCCACAAAAGAAAATCGAGCGGCCTCGCATACCGCTCGATTTGTGTCCTCAAAACTCCATCTTAGTGGGTAGACCGGGAGCGCTTGGGAAGGTCCCGGTACCCATCCCGATTGTATCACGTGCTACAATGAAAACGTAACCATTAAAAGCGAGGGAAGGAACCAAACGCAATGGAAGGAATCATACACCTAACAACCCAGGCGCTGGTGGCATTCGCAATATACGCGGCTGTCGTACTGGCCTACACACTCCTTGGGGCGTGGAAAAATATCAACATCTGGAAGCGCACATGGAGCTGGAAAACGTGGCTCAATGGCGTGGCCCAATACGCGGTCCTTGGCATAGCAGTGCTGACCGTACTGATTAGCGCCTACTCGATCGTGATAGTAGCACCCGACTGGGGCGTCCAGCTTCAGAACGCGGAGCAAGTCAGTACCCGCGTGATATTCGGAATCATAGCCGCAGGCATTCTCGGCATGCTGCTGAAGTGCGTCGGCAAGATCGCAGAGATTACCGGAACCAGCAAAGAAGTGGTCCAGTCGCTGCAGAAGAGCGCAATCGATAACCCGGAAGGCCCGGTCATTCTCGACGTCAGCGACCTACCCGAAAGCGTCAGCTCGATAGACAGCGAAAACCAGCTGGAGCAATCCCTGGTACAGAAAACAGTCAATGAAGTCCTGGCGGAACTTGGCGGGCGCGGCGCGGCCGTTTCAGTTCCAACCGACAACTGGTCCATATTCCGAAACTCGGTCATGAACCGCGGATACGACGTCGACGGCTACTACGGCGCACAGTGCTGGGATGGCGCGGCGCTATTTTGGCTTAACGCAGTAGGCCGCAGCTTCAGCACAGGCGGAACCGGCGCAGCACGTGGCGGCTGGGAAGCAGCACGCGCAGCAAACGCCGGATCAGAATTTGACCTGGTAACTGACCGCAACGCAATCCAACCCGGCGACTGGCTAGTATTCGGCGGCAGCCAATGGGGCCACGTAGGCATGGCAGTGAGCGGCAACCTCGGCGGATACGTCCGACTGCTCGGCCAAAACCAAACCGGCACCGGCAATGGCGCACCATTTAACGAGATCAACATGAACCTCGGCAACTTCCTGGGAGCATTCCGTCTTAAAAGATGGCACGCAGCCCCAGCACCGGCACCAACACCCGCACCGGTCCCCGCCCCTGCCCCAGCTAAAAAGAGCAACGAAGAGATCGCACTAGAAGTACGACGTGGCGACTGGGGAAATGGCGACGAACGCCGCAACCGCCTGACCAACGCCGGATACGACTACGCAGCGATCCAGGCAATCGTGAACGGATCAGTCCCCGCCCCTGCCCCAGCGCCTGCAGCCCCGGAAGGCTTTGACGTTGGCCAGCAAGTAGTACCAACCGCACTTGTGGACTACAACGGAACACCACTGACGCAATATGATGACGTTTATACGATCAGCGAGATAACAGGCGACCGGGCGGTACTTATGGCCCGGGGCCAGGTGTGGGCCGCAATGAACGTAGCCAACCTGCGACATCAGTAGTACGTCGGAGTCGGAAGCGGAGCCGACGTAGAACATAGGGGGAACACCCAGGGCCACACCTCCGCCCAGTAGAAACAAACACCCGCGGCAAAAGCACAGGACTCGCTAACTTGGCGGGTCCTATTGCATTTATGCTACAATTACGATATGAAGATAACACTAAAGCGTGGCAACGATCGAAACCTAAAAGCAACGGTTACAAAAAACGGTGCAGCACAGAACGTGACCGGCTGGTCCGTGCGCTTCACAGTGAAAAACAAAGCAACCGACCCGGACGCGTCGGCAATTATTAACAAACTAATAACCAGCATTCCAAGCCCCGAAGCGGGAATCATTAACATACCAATAAACGCAGCAGACACAGAAAACCAAACAGTCGGCTCATACGTGTTTGACCTACTCGTCCTAGACGGAGCCGGCAAGAAGCACAGCAGCGACACTGGCGAATTCGTACTGGTGCAAGAAATCACAGACGAGGTATAACCATGAGCGCTGCCGAAACAGACATCCAGGTAGTCATAACAGAAGACACCCCGATCACCCTTGAAATTATCGAAGAGCAGCAAATCAACATCGAGCTGAAAGAAACCGGCCCAGCAGGCGGCCCGCAAGGCCCAGCAGGTCCCCAGGGCGTGGCCGGGCCAAAAGGCGACACCGGCAATACCGGTCCAGCCGGCGCAACCGGCCCAGCGGGTCCAACCGGAGCAACCGGTCCGCAGGGTCCACAAGGCGTCCCAGGCGCTGCAGGCACGAACGGAACCGATGGCACGGACGGCGTGGACGGAGCAACCGGCCCACAGGGTCCGCAAGGCCCGCAAGGCCCTCAAGGCCCAGCAGGTCCACAAGGTCCGCAAGGCGTGCCAGGCGCAGACGGCACGGACGGCGTGGACGGAGCAACAGGGCCGCAGGGTCCCCAGGGAGTCCCGGGAACCGTCGACTACAGCAAAGTAATCGCACTGGCGACGGTGTTATAAAGGGGAAAATATGAAAAGACTGGTCACAAATTACACATTCAACGCAGCAGCAAAAACGGTAACACTTCCCGACTTCACGGCCATAAGCCTGAACCGCCTGCTTTTAATTACGAACGTCACAGACGGCGCGATTATTTATAACTTCGCAGATGCAGCACTTGGCGCAGCGGTAGCAACAAACGTGGCGACACTTGAGTACGACACAACCGGAATGAGCAACACTGATGAGCTGCAGATTTGGTACGACGACCCGACCGCAGCGCAGAGTGTGATAGGCAACGGCCCGGACATTGACCGCGTAGGATTTGCCAAAGCAATAAGTAACAACGTCGACAGCGAATGGGGCGGTTTAATTGGCGGCATCGCAACCGGCATGGGCGTCAACCAAACCGGCGGCAACCTCGTCCTAACATCCGGCACCACCGCCCGAGCCGCAACACTACTCAGATCCCTGAAGCGCTACACCGGCGGCGTGC